GAAAAATATATAGGACCTCTATTAGCACAGTTGCCAGAAAGACCTGTTCCCGCACCACCTAAAGAATTTAAATCAAACTGTGATGGATTAATACCACGATTAAATTGTGCTCCAATACCACCCCACAGTCTGTCACCTACAACACCAACTCCATCTAAATTATTTCCAGAACCACCATAAGTAGCAAACCAACTTGGAGAATTATTTTGAGGTGTAGATGTTCCTCCACCACCTTGATCCACTAAACTTGAAAACGTAGCGTTAGCTGTAAAAACACCTTTACCACCAGCGCCTCCTGCGCCACCGCCACCACCACCTGCTTTGATTGTACCATTGTTTACTAGTGTGACCGCAACACTACCATCAACTTGTAAAGCATTACCGCCTGTTGATCCTGCCGCTCCTCCAGCACCTTCTATACTACCATTGTTAGTTATAGTTATTGTGCCTGCACCAGTGCTGTCTATTTTTAATGCTGGGTTTGATGTGCTAGTAGCACCTACAGTTTGTGATGAATTTATAACTATTTCTTTTGGGTAATTAACTGCAAAGTCATCACCAAAAACCCCAACACCACTTTGATCTGTAGCAGTAGATGAATATGTTTTTCTAAATGCTCTTTTCTGTCCATAAAAATCATTAATAGATAGTGGGCTGCTATTTGCACTTGTTGGCACATCTGCTGATAAATTAGTTGCTGTATTGTTAGAAGCATTTGCTCTAACTAAAGAGCCACCTCTATAATAATCATTCAAAACAATAGGCGCAGATGAGCCGTTATTATATTCATCTCTTATATCTGATAATGATATTGCACCACTAGATTGTAATGTCATTATAAACTTGTTCCAAACGCTGTTACATTATTAGCTGATGTTACTGCACCATTAGACCCTAATTTAAACACTGTTGTACCATTATATTTAAATAATAATTCATTATCACCAGTATCTAGTGATATTGCCCATTTACTAGAACCAAACAATATAGCGTTTCCATTCGTGTCCAAGTCTCCTCCAAGCTGGGGAGTCGGATCTGCAACTAAATCTGTAGGCGCAATAGATGTTACATTAGCATTAGCGCCTGTGCCATCTGCAAAAAGTATTGCTGTTAGTCCAGTAGCAACTGCAACTGTGCTACCACTACCACCACCTTGTTTTACTGTAGCTGTTTGACCGCTACTATTTTGAATAAAATACCATTTTTGCTGATCGTTAGGATCTATTGTTAAATTGAATGCTCCTGAGGGAGAACCCGCTAATATAATAATTTTAAACTGACCATTAGATAATGTGCCATCACTTGTCGTTAGTGTTGTGTTACCTGTAATTGTTAATGTTACGGCTCCATTCAAAGCTCTATCAATTATATCAAGATTATTATTTGTGGTATTACCCCAAGTACCTGCTTGTTCTCCAGAACCTATTTTTTCTATTCCAGTATTTGATGTATATGTGCTTGCCATTTTTACCTCACTGTATTTCTGTCCAAGTTTCTGTGCCTGATGGCGTTATCTCTGTCCAAGTCTCTGCACCACTTGGTGTAATCTCTGTATATGTTTCAGTTGTAGCATCTGTTACAACGTCTACAAACATTATATCTCCTGATGCTGTTTTTGTAAAATTTAAATCTGCTGATGCTGATGTAATACGAATAGCTATGCCGTCTGTTGTTTGTGTAAACTCTGTGCTTAAAGTTGCATCTACAAAGTTTACAATTTTTATATCTTCTGTAGTCTGAGCAAAATTAAAACTTAAATCTGCATTAGCACTACCAGTTATTAATATACCAGCCGTGGTCTTTGTAAAGTTAGCATTTAATGATGCAACACCTACAAGCTCTCCTACACCTACAGAACTTGCAGATGAGATACCGCTCATCTCTGCTGTTGCTACTTGTAATACGCCACCTACATCAGCAAGAGCAGTTTCTGCTATGGCAGCGTGACCCAACATTAATCAGCATCCTCTATTGTGTTGCCTTCAGCTGCCCATTCTTGGATTTCTTGGTAGTGTCTGTTGGCAGGGTCTTGTGGCACAAATAATATTTTACTATTATCTACAAGAGTTACTCTATAACAACCTAATTCATTTGTTATTGGGTCTATTACTTTTTTTACTGTGTTTATCATCATTTATACCTATAGTTCTGAATCTAATGCTACATAACTTGATGAATTAAAATTTTGAAGCCAACCTGCACTAGCACTAGTTAAACCACTCAATCCACTCTTATAAATAACTGTGTTTCTCAAACTTGACCCTGATATTCCTGAAAAGCCATCAAATACAAAATTTGTAGCAGCAGAAATATAAGTGTAATAGTTCGTTCCTGATGTGTGATCTACCGAAGGACTTGCTCTCATATCCACTGGAAATGTTACAACACCTGATACTTGATTTGCATTGTAAGCAGAGCCGTTTGTCATTGTTTGACCAAGTCCATTTGAAAGCAAAACATAATACCTTTGACACAAACCTAGTTCTTCCCCAAATGACCTATGCTCAAATGGTGTGGCTTGTGAGCCTACTTCTAATTGAATACCAGTAAATTGTATAGTTTCTCCAGTATTTGCTCCTAATGCTAAAGTAGTGCCACCAGATCGTGTACCATTTGTATTACTATGAGAAGCATAACTTGTTAATGTACTGCCAGATGTATAGTTACTACCACCATTTAACATAAACTCTAAATTAGCAGACCAACCATTATCATTGGTAAATGCACCACTTGTATCTCCTGCAAAAGTAATTGTTTTAAATTCCCAAGTATCCGCACTATTTATAGTAACGTCTGAGCCAATAGACCTACCAGCATCTTGATTTCTCCAGTTAACAGTAAAAACACCAGTTTTGCTACACTTAACATAAAAACTTATAGTTATAGATTCAGCATCAGACGTACCAAATTTAAGATGTTGTAAATCTTGTCCCTCAAATCTTGTGTAAAAGTAAAGTGTATCTGTTGAAGCTGGACTTGCATCTGCTGTTGTGCATTCTATTTTTGCAGAATAAGAAAAGCCAGTTGGTGCATCTGTTGATTGTGATGTAGTCCAAGTGCCAAGACTTGTTGCTCCAAGTTTGAATCTATCAACAAAATAATGGTCTGCTGTTTGAGATGTAAAACTTGTCCCTCTCTGTGCAACTGCCATTTTTGGATTCAGAACGATGTTTCTACGCCCACCAATCTGACTATTGGTTAGGACTTCACCCATCTTTGCTAATTCTGCTGCTTTGGTCATGCTAAGTCTCCTATTGATGCACAATAGTTTGCTTCATAATCATATAAACCACCATTTGAACTTGGTGTTGCTCCATAATGACAATGGTATCTAACTTTACTTGTAGCAGAGACTTCAAGTCCAGATTGAGCACAAGTAAGTCCACCTCTCTCAAGACCCGCACCAATATTAGCAGCATTATCATGAGTGTTCCATGCACCAAATACCAAACACTTGTCTTCCGAACCTGATAAATTATTACTGTAAGTTGTAGTAAAATCACCTGAAGCATTATCTGTTAATGATGACTGATTAAAACTACCATGTGTAGCTTGAGAAGCAGCATCATAATTGACCCAATGTTTAATTGTTCCGTTAAATATTGTACTTGTAGCTACGCTATTATTACTACTTGCATCTGTTAATGTGTTTACTCTTAATATACTAGCCATTATGCGAGGTCTCCATGAAAACTCAAATTCAACCACTCTAAATCTGTATTAGTGTTTGATATGTTTACTGTATTTACTGGTCGGTTACTAGTTGCAGGACTGCTTATTCCACAAACAATTCTTCCACCACCACCTGTATCTTGTTGACCAAATCCTGTAGTAGCATAATTATTGGCACTATTAAAATTATTAGTAAAATTTGGAGTTTGTTTTCCTGTAGCAACATCTGTAACACTAGCAATATTATTGCTGTCATATATAGCATTAGTAGATGTACCTTTGTAAGCTAAAAATGATTTAGCCAACCCTTGTTGCAGATTAGTTGTTGTACTATTGCCTTCACCTGTAACAAGTATAGAACCTGCTGTGGTTACACCTGTAAATTTATCTACTTTAAGTTCACTAGCCATTATGCTAAGTCTCCGTGAATTGAACCCATTGATAAGTTAGCATCTGTGGATGAATCTGCGGCGTTAACATGATATATTTCAATCACAGTAGTTATGATTTCATCTTTATCTGGTCCGTTATATGTAGAGTTTGTTCCACCTACATCCCATCCACTTCCACCTGAGAATGAATAAGTAGTATTGTTCATTGGGTTTATATAAGTTGGCATATAATGACCTGTGCCTTTATCTTCAAAGGTGCTAACATTTAAACTGTCATTCAAAGAAGCAGTTGAAACACCTGTTATTTGCCACCAAGACTTAGCCATTCCTTGAACAGCATTTTGTGTAGTAGTGCTATTTTCAGACACATAGGTAGCAGTATTACCTATTTTAATGTTCGTACCACCTGACCCTGCTTTATCTACAATGGTATCTACATTTAATTGACTTGTCATACGATACTCCAATATCCATTAACAGTAACTGTTGCTGACTGTGTTATAGGACCTGCACTTACACCATTCTCATCACTGTCTATTGTAATGTCTGCACTTATTGTCTGTCCGTTTAATCTAATAATACTATTGTTGCCCTTGAAAGGATACCTCGTATCTGCTTCTGTTTTAGTATAAGAATTTGCTACAGAAAAAGTATCATATACAACCATTTCTACTATGTCGTTCAAACTCGCTGCTTGGACTAGTACAACAGTTGTACCAGTAGTTGCAGTGTAGTCATCACCCGGCACTAACAAAATACCATTTTGATATACATCCATATACAAGGTATCGTTGTAACTTAATGATAGTGAGTTGGCATCT